GCAATTGTAATTACACCGGTGTTAGCTACTGCTGCACCTTTGTAGTGTAAGTGTAGTCTACCTTGCTCAGACCAAACTACTTGATCTGCAGTCATAGGCATTTCAGCACCAACCATTCTTACGAAAGAAGCTACAGATCTGTTTCCAAATACTTCAACTTCTTGCTCGTATAAATCTGGTAGGTATTGCTGAGACCAGTCATTTGAACCACCTGTAAATGATAGGTAGTTAGATGACAAAGTTTGTTTCACTGGAGCAGGCGTTGAGTTCAACGATGCACCAGCTGATGGAGTTATTGCTGCCATTTTATATTGAAATTTTTATTGTTATTTTCTAAGTTTAATTTTAAGTTTTGAACTATCATCACCAGAAATCGCTCTTACTTTTACTCCTCCAGCTTCAACTATACCAGCTTTACGTGGATCCATGTTTATATTTTTGGATTCAGCGTTTAGCTGTTTTATAGCATCAGCTTTACCTTGTTCGTAAAAATGATTTGCAATTTCGTCTGCATTGTCCGCAACAAAAAGAGCCTTATGATAGCCTGAAGCATCTTTTAACATATTATCTTCACTGATATATTTATCAAGTACATTTAATATATTTGCTTGTCTATCTTGGACTTGTTGCTTATCTTTAACATTAAATCTATATTTTTTATCACTTACTTTAAATTCAAAACCTTTGAAATCATCAGTGAATACTTTTTTAGATTCATTATTAAAATGAGCAACTTGCTTTTCCTGCAGCTTTTGCTGTTCTGATTGTTCTTTGTTATAAGTATTGAAAAACTCGATTGCTTTTTGTTGATCATTGGTTAACTTAGAACCCAACTTGACTTCTTCGTAATATTTGCCCTTTAATCCTTCCAAATAACTCTTAGCTTTTGCAATTTCTTCTTTATAAGCGAGTTTTTTACGCTTAATATCTCTTGGTTCATCAACTTCTTCATCTACATTAAAATTATCTTCAATTAAAAAATCAATTTCATCTTTTGTAAGATGTGATTTAGTTTGATTATAATATTGATATAATAAAGTTGAATCATCTATGTTAGAATAATCTTGATTAATTTTTACATAATCTTCTAACGTTCCACCAGTATCATTCATAAAGTCTACAACCTTTTGAATGTTTTCTGGTAATGGAGCTGCTGTATCTTGCGATGTTTGAACAGCTTCCTCTATTTCTTCCTTTAGTTCCTCTACAGGATCTTCTGGTTTTTGTTCTGGTTTTTCCTCGGTTTCTTCTTCAATTACTTCTTCTAAAGTTAATTGCTTTTCTTCTTGCTGTACTTCTTGCAATTCCACTTCGGTTTCTTCCCCAGTTTTTTCATCCGTGCCGCTTCCGCGTAACACGCTTTCATCTGTGCTTTGTTCTTGAACGGCATCTGTTTCTTCTTTAGTTTGTCTTAAATCTACTTTAGTTATAGATTCTTCACCTATATCAGCACCCATTTTTTTGAGTACTTTTGTTTCTTGCTCTGCAGTTGATAAATTTTCATCTTCAACTACAGCCGCTTTTACTTCTTCTGACATAATATAATATAATTAGTTGTACTCTTTTAATAAGGTAAGAATACTTTTACCTTTAAATTCCTTGATATGCTACTATAGTTCCTGAGTTCACATCAATTTCAGTCCATCGACCGTAGATTGTTACTCCTTTTGGGAATGTAACACTATCAACAACTATACCATTTGCTCCAGCACCAATGCCTTCAGTATTAATATATGTTGTTGCGCTTTCAGCAACTAACCCACTTGCACTATCAAAAACAGTGTCTGTTAACATTGTTATTGCTACAAAAACATTTCCTGATGTAGGAGTTATAGCATTTGAGCTTGCTGTTGTATATGTTGAACCGTTTATACTCCCAGTCCAATCATTTCTTGGTATTTTACTCATTGTTTATTATTTATTTATTATCTTGGTTCAAACTGTTCTAAACCAAACCCACCTAAATTATCAAATCCTGCTGATTCAAAGTTTTTTGGTGGTTTATTGTTTTTTCTTTGATCTATTAATTCAGACTGTTGCGAAGCCTGTATTTTTGTTCTATCGTCTTTTCTATCTTCTTTATACTTCTCTTTATCTTTAATTACGTTTAAATCAGCCTCTTTAAGTTGCATATTCATTTCAAATTCTTTTTGCATTAATAACAATTTAATTTCTGCTTCTTTTTGTAATTTTTCCATATCTAAATCAGCTTGCACTTCTGCTAACTGAGCTTTACTTTGAGTAACAGCTTGTTGTTTTTGAATATCAGCTTGTGCTGCTGCTTGAGCAGCCTGTGCATTAGATTGAGATTGCATTTGTATATTTTCTTGCTGTATTGCTCTATCCTGTTCAAATTTTTGCCTTCTTCTTAATTTTAAATATTGATTTGCAAGTTTAAGATTTTTAATTTCACGTATATCAATAGCATCTTCTAAATTAATTTGATCTTTTTGAAGAGACATTTGTATATTATTTTCAAGCAATTGTTTTTCTTCTTCATCTGGAGAAAGCTCTAGGAATATACCAAAATCATGTAATTGTAATTTTGACATTTCATTTAATGTAGCCACATTATATTTACCTATGCTTTGTATAAAAGATTCTTTTGTTGGTCCAAATTCTAATACATCTGATATTCTTAGAGATATTGCTTCTGCTGTTTTAAGTGTAAGATATAATCCACCTTGTAGTATATGTCTTGTTGCGGTATTTGAATTTGCTGCTGCAATCTTTTGTAATCCTACTAATGCATTTTTATCTGGTGTTGAACCATCTCTTGCTTCATTTAATCCGGTTACATCTCTTATCATTTGTAAATAATAATTGTATGAATTAATTAAACTGGATATTTTAGACTGTGATGCAGAAGATTGTAATTCTTGTATAGGAACTCTACCATTATTAAATTCACCATCTTGTGTCATTGACCTACCTATAACAGAACCTGTTTGAAAATACATGTTTAATGCTTCTTGTGCATTATAATTTGTTCCGTTACCTAAATCTATTTCAGCAATACCGTCAGCATCTAAATAAACACCATCTGGCACCATTCTTGATAATACTTGTTGCAACTTTAAATGTGTTAATTGAATCATATCAGCAAACGTAGTCATTCTGCTTACAAGTGATTCAACTTTACCTTTATACATTCTTGGCGCTACTATATTATAACTAAATTGAGCTTTAACAGTATTAGACTTAGGCCTTGTCATATTTTCAGCTAATTTCCAATCTAACATTATATCGGAACCTACAATTTTTGCACCTTCGTATATTACCTCAATAGTTCTTGATGATTTTTCAAATCTTGATCTTGAATCTTTTGGAGGATTGAATGTATCGTCTTTTTTAATTGCTTTTGATGCGCCAGTAGATGTTTCTTTTATTTTATAAACATCGTCTTTATATGTTTTATATTCAAAATATAATATATATGCATAAGAATTATCTTCTGCATCGGCTGTAGAATATGATTTATTATATAATTTTGTATTACTAGCTTGGTTTTCTACATGCTTTTTAATATCTTCATCTGTTAAATACGGATATTGTTTTTTAAGATCAACTACAGAAACTCTTCTTATTTCTCCCACATAATATATATCTTCAAAGTAAGGCGAATCCGTATATGAATAAACTAAATCTGATGGATCTACATATTTTATATTTATACCCTCTGATGTTGTGTATTCATTTTTTACAGCAGCCATACCTACAGTAGCAATATCGTAGTCAAGTCTTTTCTTTATTAAATCATACTTATTGTGGTCAAATACATTGTTAATTGCTTCTTCTTCTGCTATTTCAATAGAATCTTTATAGTTTAACTGCATATGTAATTGCAGCTCCTCTTCATTTTCAGGTAAAGTATTAGGATCATTATCATATAAATTTACACCAAATTCTTCATAAGCAGCATTATTAAAATCAGCTGTACGCATATCTTTTAAAATAGATTCCATATATGCTGTTCTTTTTTGTACTGAAGCAGGGTCTTGTGAATAAGCTTTTACATCATATGTTCTTTCAGCAATACCATTAACAACTATATCTACAAACTTAGGTATGATTGGTACTGGTTTCCAGTCTAAGTTTAAATATGATAAATCACCATTTATAGATAACTCATCTTTATATTTTTGTATTGATTGTTCTCCTCTTGCATATAATCTTAACCTGTGAAAGTTATCTCTATTAGCATAATATTTAGTTGATCCCGAGTCTCTTTTAAACCATTCAGATTCAATTGCTCTAGCAACACTTAAACCATAAGCGCTGCCTGCTTTTTCTCCACTTGATACTGCTTGAGAGGGGAATATACCTGTTGATGATAAATCCATTTATTTTATTATTTTTGAAATATTTCCTTGATTGTTATATTTTTTAAAGCCAAAATCTAATACTTTAGTCTGCCTTTGTTGTTTTGGTTCATATAAGTGTCTATTGTTTGCAATAATTGCAAGCCCTGAACTTATAGCTGCATCATGTTTAGTCCTATTATTTATATTAAATTTAGACCAATCATTTAATGTTGTATTAAAATATATATTACCATAGCTACCATCTTCTTGTAATCCTACATATTTATCAATATATGATTCGATAGCTGCGGCATGTATTTGTTTCATGTCTTCTGATGAATTAGGTATACCACCTATTTCTCTTTCCGCTATAGATAATTTATTTACGGTTTTGTCAGGTCTATTCATTGAGTAACCTCTGTATCCTCTTCTTTTTAAATAATACAAAAGTCTTGGTTTATTATTTTCTGCAAGAAGCGGCATTCCATAAAATACTAATGCCATTAATACATCTTCAAAAAATATTTCTGCTGTTTGCGGTCTAGCTATATATTCTAAAAAAAACGTATTGGATGGTGCATCTTCCATGCTAAACTTGGTTAAGCCATGTAAAGCCCCTTTAGATCCTTGACCGTCTGTCGTACCGGATATATCGTAACTATCACATCCAAATGCCCCTATATGCTCATTCCCAGGATATTTAGCTCTATTTTTACTTATTACACGATTTTGTAGATTTATACTTGGTACCCAAGATATATTAAATCTTCCTTTTGGATCTGGTGTAAATACTACTCTTGAATCTTGTATACCATTTTCCCACTGAAAGTTTCCTTTCGTAACTTCATTAGTGGATTTTATACCATCGTTGTAATCTATTTGTTCGTATATTTTTTGTAAATTAAATATACTATTTTTTGTTTCATCTCTAAAAGCGTGTTCTTCTGTACGCGGAAATTGCCTGTAAAATTCATTTAATCCATCTGAATCATTCTTTAATCCTTCTGCTTCATTTTCCCAGTGTTCTATTATTCCAATATCGATTTGATCACCATAGGGTCCTTCAATTGGAGTTCCGGGCGTATCGAATACAGGTAATCCATAAGAATCAATGAATCCTTCGTAGTTCCATTCCATAGGTATGAACAAACTATATAATCCCGAGCTAGTCTGTC